TCACTTCCTCGAAGTCGGCGACCTCCTGCGCGATGCGCTCAAGCTCCTCCGGATCGGCGTTGCCCTTGGCGACCTTCTCCTCGAGGGCCTTCTGCCTGCGCTCCAGCACGCGCTTCTGCATGCGTCCGGCCTCGACAGCCGCGGCGTTGGTCTTGTTGTATTCGACCTCGTAGTCGTTGACCGGCTGCAGCATCAGATGCAATACCGACGACTTCCTCTCCGAAGGCGGTGCAATCACGATTACATACGTGTTCAAGGGCTCCACCCAGTCGGACTTGCCCTGAATCCGGTACTTCTTCTGAAGACAGGTCGAGAGAACGGATATTGCGATACTGCCTGCCATATCAACAGAGGTCTGCGTGCTTTCCGCGACGGCCTTCACGTAGTCGGCGATGGGCTCCGGGAGCGCGTCGACTGGGAAGGGTGCCATCGTGTACCGTGAGAACGGCAGCGGCTCGTCCCATCCGGGATTCGGATTGTTGTACTCCTGCGGGCTCACGTAGCCGGGCTGGCTTGCAATCTTCGCATAGTATTTCGCGGCGCTTTTCCAGATGTGGTTCAGCTCGTCCGTGGAGAGCGGCGGCTGGCATTTCTCCGCTTCCGTGAAATACGCGTTCTTGGATTCTTCTGTATCCCCATAGCGTTTCATGGAGCGTACTGCCCACCGGAACATCGTGGTGTTGCGGCTGCCCTCCGGAATGGTCGCTTGGCTTTCGTAGCCTCCCGGCATGTCCTTGTCGAATTCGTCCCCGTAGAGGAAGTCCGTGAGCGTCTTGCCGCCCGGATGGAACTCGACCTTGGGGTCGCGTGTCCCGTAGAGGAAGCGTGCCGCGTCGAGCGCGTTCGCATCCAGGTAGGGGAAGATCTCGTGCAGGAGCTGCTTCAATGCGGCATACGCCTCGTAGTCGGTCATCGGGTCGATCTGAAAGAACAGATGGAAGCGCGGTCTCGCGGACTTCCCGTCCTTGGGTCGATTGTTGTGGCGGCTGTAGTGGACGGCGAAGAAGACACCGGGCAGCGCCTTCTGGATGTCCGCTGGCGTCTTCCAGCCCGCCGGATCATCCGAGTGGTCGTTGTCGCAGTCGACGGGAAGGCAGTCCGAGGAGATGAAGTTGTCGTTGCCACGGTAGTTGTTCCTGTATTTGGCGCACACGTGGTCGTGCGAGACGGCTCTCTTGAAGCTCGCCTCATCGACGACCTCGACCGGGTGCGAGTAGACGCAGTTGGATTCCTGCTGGTAGGCGTCGGACGTATAGATGGTGAACATCAGTCGTACACCTCCTTGGATTCATCCTCCAGCACCTGCATGATGAACTTGAGTGCCGTGATCATGGTGGCAAGCTCGCAGTCGCCGCCGAGGGTGACCTCGAAGCCACCGTTCCCGTAACGGTCCTGTATCGGGTTCACGCGGATGTCCGTGCCTCCAAGATCCGTGATGCGCAGATAGGTGCGGCCTCCGTGACCAGTGTCGCCGCCCATGTATCCGGTTGTCCCGGCCTCGGCCTCGAGTACATTCGCACTGGTGATCTCGCGGCTGTATGTGGTGATTCTGGTTCCGTCATAGAGCGTCCGCTGGTTTTCTTCGATTGCATGCATAAGTGTTAGACCTCCTTCAAATCCTCTGTGAAATAGCGCAGCCGGTAGCCCTTCCAGCGGGCTCTTCGTATTTCCGCTGCCATGCCGTTCGAGATCCTGTCTCCGAACACCCAGACCTCGGCGCACTTGCTCATGAGCGCGTTTCCGAAGAAGAGTCCGAGCTCGCGCTCAGTAGGGTCGGTGTCGTCAAGGAACTGCGGAAACAGCAGATGCGGCGCGATGGGGATGTATCCCTGTTCGACTGCGAACCGGCAGTAGCGCCGGGCGTCCGCCACGTTCCTCTGAATGTCTCCCGCATACGGCGAGCAGACGTAGATGATGGGACGGAAAGCGCGGAGCGCCTTCTTCTCTTCAAGTTCGATAAGGCTCAGCGCCTCGTAGCATGTCGGGTCCGGATAGCCCTCAAAATTCCTGTAATCCAAACCGGTATCCTCCTTTCCGGCGGGCAATAGAAAAAGCGGCCTGCCTCTACTTCCCACTGGAGGGGACAGGCCGCTTTTGACGAAACAGATTCAGTCTTTCTTATAGAAATCGCAGACGTAACCGTCCGCGCGGAGCACCAGACCGTCCGCCCACGCAGGGACGCGTCCCATCTGCTCGCACAACACTTCCAAGGAGACGCGCGGATCGGCTTCGATAACCAGCTCGTCGTGGATATGCATGCAGACGTCGCAATGACGGAGCATCTTCATCGAATTGCACAGAATGTCGCGGCTTGTGGCCTGCACGATGTTCTCCACGAACTTCGGGCCATACGATTCGAGCCGCTCCCATTTCTTCGTGCCGCCCACGCCCTCGTAGGTGATGCACTCGCCGCCGAAGCGGTTCATGCCGACCTTCGGCTTCACATACGCGAGATTCCGTCCGGAGGGCAGGGTGATGAACAGCATGCCCGCCTGCCAGAAGAAGGTAAGCTTGCCAAGATGAGTCGTCTTATGGTTCTTCACCGCCTGCATGACGGCCTTGTCGACGTCCCACCAGAACTTCACGATCTGCTGGTTCGCGTCCCGCCACGAGGAGACGATATCCGGAAGCTCATCCTCCTTGAGACCCATTTCGAGTGCGCCCATCGCCTTCAAAGCGCCGGTCGAGCCGCCGTAGCCGCACGCCAGCTCCGCGATCTTGCCTTTGGCGCGAAGCTCGCCGTTTATGCCGTGTTTAACGACCGGCTTGTGGAACATGCGGCTTGCTGTGCTGCAGTAGATGTCCTCGCCGTTTGAGAATGCGTCGGATTTCCATTGTTCGCCTGCGTACCATGCGATGACGCGTGCCTCGATGGCGGAGAAGTCCGCCACGTAGAACCGGCAGCCGTCCTTCGGAATGAAGGCAGTGCGGATAAGCTGGCTGAGTGTGTCCGGGACATCCTCGTAGATCATCTTCACGGCCTCGTAGTCGCCGGACTTCACAAGCGCCCTCGCAGCATCCAGGTCAGGCAGATGGTTCTGCGGCAGATTCTGCAATTGGATGAGACGACCGGCCCAGCGTCCGGTGCGGTTCGCACCGTAGAACATGAACATGCCTCGCGCACGGCTGTCATTGCATACGGCGCGCTGCATCGTCTGGTACTTCTTCACGGATGATTTCGCGAGCTGCTGCCTGAGCTCCAGCACCTCGGCAAGCTCAGGAGGAGCGGTCTTGAGGAGAGCGGCCACGGCTTTCTTGCCGAGGCTGTCGACCTCCATGCCGTTGTCGGAGAGCCACTGCTTCATCTGCTGGACGCTGTTCGGATTCTCCAGATTCGTGAGTGCTTGCATCTTCTCGGTCAGCTCGCTTCTGGAGCGGGTGTCCATGTCGATGGCTTTCTCCACGAGGTCCATGTCGATGCGGACGCCGCGGTCGTTGATCTCCTGGTCGATGTGATATTCGTCCCACACGAAGTCCGGCACCGGGAAGTTCCGGAGCTTCCTCTGAATTGACATCTCGACCTCGACGTCGCGCTGGTTGTATTTCTTGAACGTCGCCCATTTGCTTGGATCGTCGGATGGAAGGTTGCGTGTCCTGCCGCCGTTCGCCTTCGTGGGAGTGCAGGGAACGGAGAAGTAACGGATGAGCGCCTTGCCCTCGTCCATCTTCTGATCCTGAAGGTTCAGTACTGCGCCGACGCCTTTCAGGCTGAGCGGGAGTCCCATTGTTGCCGCCCAGATCATCGAGCAGCGCCAGCCCTTTGGATTCAGGAATCGGGCAGTTTCCGTCGACAGCGGATGATTGTCATGGAACGGATAAAGGCTGAGGCCCTTGTCCCGCAAGTATCTGGACAGGCAGACGCGCTCGAAGTTCGCGTTAAACGCCCACTTGAGAACCGTGTCATCGGTCAGCGCGTCGAGGATGTCATCCGGGATCTGTTCTCCGCAGGCGAGGTCGACGACCTGCACAGGGCCGCCGTCTACGCTGTAGCCGAACAGGATGATCTCGAAGGCGGGCGATTCGGAGTACTTGTAGACGCCGCATTTGCCGAGATCGACGTCGCTGAACGTCTCCAGATCCAAGGACAAGCTGTTCATTTTAGCCATGCAAAAATCCTCCCTGTCTTTATTGCGCTGATGATTGACGGCGTTACGTTGTACATTGCCGCGAGTTCAACTCCTTTGATTCCACAGTAGAAACCGAATCGTATAGCTTGAACGTCATCAACCGAGAGCTTTCTCCATTTGCTGCCTTGTCGATAAACGTCAAGGATGTTTTCAGTTCGCGTTCCATAATGTAGATTCTCCAATCGGTTATCTGTAGGATCACCGTTTCGATGCAGTACTTCCATGCCTTCGGGAGGAGGGCCAACGAAGGTAAGCATGATAAGTTGATGCACTGGCTTTCCCGCAGTGCCATGACCGAGAACCACAGACAGATGTCCTGCCTTGCAGTATTTACCGGGTCTGAGAATCCTTCCTCTAACAGTCCGACAAAATGGCTCTCCGGTAAAATGGCATACGCCGCGAGCATTTCTATCAAGACTGCGGATTCGACCTTCCGTGCTGGCCTGATATCGGCCTTCATATCCCGGTATGTCTTTCCATACTTCTTCCAAAATGTATTCACCTCAATTCACGAATAAGGCGGCAGAGAGATAAGTCCCTGCCGCCCGCCAATAGCTGGATGGTTTTGCCGGTCAGTCGCGGTGCGCTTCGAGCTCCTTCATGCGGCGCTCGTGGTACTCCTTGTCGCGCTCCTCCTGCCGAGCCTCACGCGCCTGCTCCTCCTTGCCGGAGCGGATCGCGAGAATCGTCATGGAGAGCAGGAGAATGATTCCGGCGATGCCGCCGACTGCCATGATGATGTAGAGGATGATCTCCATAATGTCCTTCATGGTGCCGCCTCCTTAGTTCAGAAAATCGCTGTCGTCGTCGGTTGCGAAGTCAGCGAAGTCGGATTCAGCGCTGGCCTTGCTGCCGAGCGGCTCGCCGTCACGGATCTTCTGCAGGTTGTTGAGCCCGCAGGCGATGCCGCGGTTGCCAGAAGAATTGAACGCGTAGAAGGTGATGCTGGCCCTGCCGTACACGCCGGAGTACACCTCGCTGCGGCTCATGATCGGATTCAGATCCGCATCCACAATGCCCGGAGCGGTCGTAGCGTTCGCATTCACGAAGTATGCGTTACGGTAGGCCTCGTCGTCCGGGCGCTCCGCATCGCCGTCACGAAGCGGCGTCTTGATCGCGGAGAGTGCAGGAACGCTGCGGCTATTGCCCTTGAGCTTGGCTTCGCCCTCCTTGTAGGCGGCATCGATGGCGGCCTTGATCTTGGCGACCGTCACGGTGTCGGACTTCGGGATGATGAGGCTCACGCTGTACTTGGGAGTTCCGCCGTTGATGGACTTCGGCTCCCACACGTTGGCATAGGACCAGCGGGTGTTCGGACCAGTGATAACCTTCATCGGATTGTGCATAGTTGTCTTACTCATAATTTTTGACCTCCATAAAATCGTTTTTTGCTGTATTCATCGCCGGACGCTTATCCGAGTCCGGGACGAGTGTTGGTTTGCCCTGCGGCTTCTCGACGAGGCCTGACAGGAGTTCATTGAATCGGTTCTTTCCGAGGAGCTTCTGCATGGCGGTGATGCCGAGCAGCTTCCTCTCGAATGGATCGAATCCGGCGTCTTCGACCGTCTTGGCGACGGCGGTTTCGTCGGTGTACTTGCGGATGGAGCGGCCTTCGACGAGCTTGAAGCCGTGCCACTCCTTGCCGGAGAGCGCCTGCTGGAGCGCGTACTCCTTGATGTCCGACGCCCACGCGACCAGCTCGTCCACCTTGCCGAGGATGACCTCGATCTCCGCGTCCGTGAGCTCCGGCGGCAGCTTGAAGTCGTGCTGCGCGAGCTTCAGGTTCTCCTCCGCCCGTTTCCTGCAGATGGTCTTGGCCTTGCAGAACCGGCACCACTGGCCGCAGGAGAATTCTCCCTTGCCGTCCCACGCCTGCTCTGCAGCGGGCTTCAAGGTTTCGTCGGCCCAGTGGAGCAGGTCGGCTTTCAGCGTCTGCCACTGGCTGATGTTCTGCCGCCTCGGCTGGTAGATGGTCATACTGACCGTGTCGATGTCGTAGATGTCGTCGAACAGCTCCAAGGCTCCGAGACTGTAGCAGGCCATCTGAGGATTCCGCTCTGCCGAGACTTCAACGCCCAAGCCGTACTTCAGATCGATGATCCGGAGCGTGCCGTCCGCAATGATCAAAGCGTCGGCAGTGCCGAAGCCCTGCTTCACCCAGCGGGAGAAGTCCACGCGCTGCTCGACCAGAACAACCGGATCGGCGCATGTCTGCTTCGCGTCCTCGACCTGCTCCAGCACGTAGGCGACATAGCCTTCCGTGGCTTCCTCCATCTCCTCGTTGTAGTAGTCGAGGTCCCCGGTCGGGTCCTGTGCCGGGTAGCCGAGCGCCTTGCGGAGCTTGTATTCGGCGAGCGCGTGAGCGCAGGTTCCTTCAAGAGCGTAGCTGCTGCCTTCATCCTTGAAGCCCTCGCTGAGCCTGACGGACGGCGGGCAGTGAATCCACCGGTCGGAGCTTGATGCGGAGAGGACCGCATGCTGTCTTTCAGAATTCATTGAGTCCCTCCACATCAAAGAGCAGGGCCTCGTAGTCCTTCGGATCGACAGCCGACAGCTTGCTCGCACCATACTTGTGGAGCAGCTCACGGATCTGCGCCGTATACCCGGCACGCGACCGTTCGGCGAGAACCGCCCGCACATCCTCCAGCTTCAGCTCCTTCTTCTCAGGCTCGGCCTGCGGTGCTTCTGGCTCGGGAGCGGGTTCCGCTTCCTCTGTGATGCCGGAGAACTGCTGGTAGAGCCAGTCGGCTGCCGAGTTAATAGCAGCGGCTGCATCGCGGAGCTCCCTGATGGTCTGATCCATTTCTGCCATTTTTGACATTCTCTTTACCTCCTTCCAATGGTTGACAATCTGCGGCAAGAAGACTGAGGTTTCTTGCCAGTCTTGCGGATACATGGCTTATCGCGATAAGAACAGCGATGGTCTCCATATCCGCAGGGCTTCTGTTGCGTGTCTTGTTCATGGCGTCTGCCTCCTTTCTGGAGCAGCTTTCCGTGCTCCTTACACTTCCCACTGGAGGCAGGGCACGCGTTTTGACGAAGACGGAGGGAAGAAATTCTGAAAAAAGCTCCGACCGCCATTTCTGGCAGCCGGAGCCGTGTGTTTAGAACCAGTCAGGGAACTGCTCATGCATTTCGTCCGGGAACTCCTCGCAGAGCTTCTGCTTGGCCTTCTTCAGGCGGGACAGGAATGTCGTCCGCTTGATGCCGATCTTCTTGGCGATGGCCTCGTCGGAGAGACCTTCCTCGCGGAGCTCACCGATGCGGCGTGCTTCAGGCATGAGCTCGTCCAGACGATGAAGAAGCTGGGCGAGCATCATCTCATCGGCGAGGACCTCCTCGATGAGCGGAGCGTCGTCCGGCACGTAGTCGCCGAGAGTGCCTTCGCCGTCAGGCAGCGGATCGTCAAGGGAGATGGTTGTGTTGTTGTGGAACTCGCAGTCGAGGCAGTTGCCGTCGCACAGCCACCATTTGCTGCGCGGGCAGAAGCATTCGCCTCTGTACTGCATCCGCTTCCTGAGTGCGGTGCGCCAGCGGTCGTAATCCCGGTACTGATCCTCCGGGACCTCGTACCAGGTGCGGGTGGTCTTGTCATAGATGCGTTTGAATTCTTTTGTCATGAATTTTTCCTCCTGTGATTGGCTTTTTGTGGGCAATCACAGGGGAACAATTCACAGTCAGTTCATTGCTGGTTCATACGATCTCATTGAGATTCGTATTATTCCGTGGTATAATGTTTTAGTGGGGTTTGTTATGGGTTGTTAACCAGAATTTCCCCAGCGACGGAAGTGCCTTTACCGACTGAAAATGGCTCCTGTGATTTCCACAAGAGCCATTGAGGAGTAGGGTTTGTCGATGTTCACGTAGTCGGGTTTGTCGCTTTTGTCGGAGTTTTTGAAAATGAGGGACAATCTATGGCAAACAGAGATACTTGGAGGTTGTGCGGCGGGACCTTCTTCATATTGATATCCGATGCCCGCAATCCGATGCCTTCGCACGCAGAGATGTACATGGGTAAGCAAAGCGGCATCACTGAGCCGGAAACACTTCTCGCTTTAGCGCGAGTCGCAACACCGAGCATTTCAGATCCATCAAGATTGGATGAAAGATCATTTCGCGATGGGACTCTCGCTTTCAAATCATGCGAAAACTGGGGATGGGGACATTTCCGCTTTAAAGACGCGTCTGCAAAAAAATCTTTTGACGATAGGATTAAGAACAATTACGCAGAATGCCTTGCTGCAATGACGGCATTTACAAATAAATATCTGGAACTGCGTTCGGCGACCAGGAAGGACGAATACCTTGTAAAAGCACTCCTTGAACTGTTGGATGCCGATAAAACAATTCCAAGTGGTACTGAGCTATATGCCAATAAGGATGGTACGACTATTACAAAAGCGGAAGTCTTATCTTCCCCTTCGTTATGTCTTGAATCATTCCTTCTCGGCCTTTGGCACTACTGCATTGTCCACATAAAGAAAAACAGCATAGGCCAAGAAACCTATGCTGAATGGTGCCCGCCTACTGAGAGCAATAATGGGCGACCGTATGAAGCTGCTATTGGCGAAAAAAGTTCGCGGGAAGTCGAGCTTACATATTGCTATTCGACTGATTTTGAAAATGATGAAGTTGGCAAAGCATCAGACGGATCAGGCAATCCGGAGTCGGAAGTTATAGACGCAATACCGGAGCCTGATGAACAATCTGCGAACCAGAAAATGGAGCAGACCATCAACCAGCCGAAAGTCTTTAATTTTAAATTTGAGCAATCAGGCGGTGCTGGTAAGCAGATCGGATATATAGAGAATTATTACGAAAAGGACGAGGAGGATTAGTGCCTGTGGAGAAAAATGAGATTCAAAAGGTGCAGCCTCAGCTTCCTTCAAACGAAACGCCACGTCCGATTGAAGTTCATATGGAGCAGTCTGGCGGAAAAGGTAAACAATACGGTTTTGTTGAGCATTATGAGGACCATAAGAAGGTTGCAATCTACCTTCCTTCTGATATGGATGAGGATGACGATAATACGCCAGATCAGGTTGACCTTGATTTGAGTTGCTACAACCTATTCGTGATCGCCGATGAGATGTTCAAGGGAAAATACTTCGTAGTTCCTAAGGACCACGCTATCGCAGTCGACAAATGTACACCCAATGATCTATGGGAGCTTGCCTATCTCACAGAAGAATGCATCAACATCGTGAAGACTTTTCCGGCGATATTCGCGAGCACAAACCATCAGTTCGCACGGACAGATGATCGCCATAGAGCTTTTTTCGGAATAGTGCGAGACGTGCAGGTGAAGGAAGATGGCATCTGGATCTACTTTTTCAAATATAGGAAATTCGCCCAGCAAATTCTGAATGAACAGAAGGAAGTGTTTGGCATCGGCGGTACTGATTTCAAAAACGAACTCGATGAAACACACTGGGCTATAAAGAAAGTTGATGTAGTAGAAGCACTAAATAATAACGGCTGTACGATACGGCTGCTTTAGATTCAACTCATGGAACGCAATACTACGGAGGTAAAACATGAGCCGAGAATATGAAGAAATGAACGTCGAAAAATGGGTGAACTTGGAAGACATCGCGGACCATCTGAGTGTCAGCCAAGACACAGTAAGGACCTGGATTAAAGAAGGCAAACTGCCTTATTACAGGGCTGGCAAACGCTATAAATTTAAAATTTCCGAAGTTGATGAATGGGTTCGGGAAGGCAAGATAAAGGAGTAACGACAGGAGGACTTCATATGAGTAAAAAATATCCTTCACTGATAACGAAAATCACGGTCAACAGAGCGACCTTCCATAATGAGCCGATAGAGAAGCTTTCCTTTATTAATTTCTTTTACGGAAATAATGGTGCTGGGAAGTCGTCCATAGCGTATGCCATCAGTGAGAACAATGGTGATAACGACAGTGTTGAATGGGCTGATGGACGGGTCCCGAGCGACTATGATCTTCTGATATACAACCGGGATTTCGTTGAGGATAATTTTTCAAGCTATGGAGACCTTCCAGGTGTGTTCATCTTCAATAAAATCAACAAGGGCGTGCAAAGTCAGATCGACGAGAAATATGCGGAGAAGGATAGATTAAACGGCGACTTCACGAAGGCACAGGATGACTGGCGCACTAAGAAAAGTGGCTTTGGCACGTTACTGACTACCTTTCAGGATGACTGCTTTAAAAGGACGACAAGAGAGCGGGCCGCTTTTGATAAAGCCCTCGAAGGTAAGAAACAGAAAAAGGGATTCATAGAGGCTATTCTTGCGGCTCTTCGGGCGTACCTGTGGGTAAAATCCGTGGCAGAAATGCCCGTTAAGCCCCTCCATTGTTAGTTTTCTGGCTCCGCTATCGGCCTGTTCGGTAAAGGAACCTTAATATTCGAGCAGACAAG